GGTGGAGAATTGGTATGGGTTGGTGGTATGGCCCAAAAAAAGTCAGGGTTGGTAATATGCGAATAAGCGTGATGAACCACGGCCACCATTTTCAAAACCTGGTCCCGCGAATGCCCAGAAAAATAAAAAAAAAATAAATAAAAGATGACACCTTCGGGCACCACCATCCCCAACACATTCACCACACAATGGAGCGGACCGCGCAAGCGCAGGACCAGCCCACGGGGCCGATCAACCTCCCCTTCCGCTGGACCCCGTCGCAATGCACGTCCGCAACCCAAGTGTGGGTCAGGATTCCGCGGTTGGAGATCACGCTAGCGATGCAGCCCACCCTGATACACCATCACCTATTGATCAGGGCCCAGGTCAGCACACCACCCCTGGAAAAATTTAATTTACGGCAAGCGCTCCGCGCATTGGTGAAAAGGATACGCATGAAAATTTTGCAAGGCCCCAACACCCGATACTGTGCGGTGCCCGGCAACAGGGGCTGGTCGGGATCTGTGATCATTGAGACGTCCAGCATCACGTTCCACTGCTGGGAGGAGGTTTCACCAGCAGTGATACACCTGGACATCTACAGTTGTGCACCATTTTCAGTGTCAGATGTCATGCCATGGCTGCAGCAGTTTGAACTGGAGGCAGTGGATTATAAATTTTTAGACAGGGAACGTGGATTCGAAGAAATTAAATAACTGGATGAGCGAATTGGAACGAGAAAATTTAGAAGCACATGTGGATCTCTGCGCGGAGCGCTATCAGCATCTGCAGGACAGATTGAGCAAGATAGAACACAACCTCACACGCTTGTGCGAGGAATTTACCGCATTCAAGATCAGCTACGGCCGCATGATGATCGGCACCGCGGGCACGGTGATCGCTGCTGTGCTCACAACCATCACAGTGCTGCTGATGAGATAACTGATGCGCTGCACCATCATAGGCAATGGCCCCAGCCGCAAGAATTACATTTTAAAGAACATCGAGGGCATCACCTTTGGTTGCAATCAGATCTACACTGAATATCGGCCCACGTTCCTGGTGGCACAGGACCGGCACGTGCTGGAGCGGATGAGCTCGGATCGCGTGCACACCGTGTTCGTGCCGCAGGAGCGCTGGAGGCTGTTCCGCAACGACAGCAGGATGCGGCACATCCGCAACATGCAGCCCATAGGCCAGCCCACCACGGGCACCACGCAACTGCTCAGCGGGCACTGGTGCATGCTGCTGGCAGCGCAGCTGGGTTTCACGCACATGAGATTGATGGGATTTGACCATGGACCCCACAGCCTGTATCGCGCGCAAACGGACACCAACACCACGGAGGTGTATCAATGCACAGCGGACAGGCACGAAATTTTTAAAAAAAATTTGCTAAAACAATTCGCAGATGTGGAGATCAGTGCGTACGAATAAATAACACGTTGGACAACCGCAGGGCCCAACCCAGGCATGTGGCACATGCAGTGAGGCCAGCATTTACAATTGGCAAGCAAAGAACGTTTGCGGTGAGTAGGGACAATCCCAGGACCCCAAAAACACAAACACAATTCCCAGCGTTTATTATAACAAACAACTAACACGAAAGGAACCATTAACATGGCTCTAGTAGGAGATGCAGGAACGTCGTTGTCAAATTCGTTTGTCACGATGTTTAGCGATGATGTCAAACAAGCATATCAGCAAATGACATCAAAATTAGTTGATTCAGTAAGAGTTGTAAGAAACGTTACAGGATCGACTTACAAGTTCCACAAATTATCAAAAGGTGGATCTATAAAAAACAAGGCAAGATTTGAAGACTTGACAGCAATGTCCGACACTTCAAAATCTTTAACAGCACCGGGTGCATACACTGGTGGAACTGCTCAGAACTCGATCGTAACAGCGACCCTGAACAATTTCCATTCAGCGGAGTACATCGATGATCTAGATCAGTTCAAGACCAACATTGACTTGAGATCTACATTCGCTCAATCTATCGCAGGTGCGTTAGCGAGAGCAGTGGATCAAGAGATCATTGGTGCTTTTGACACATCTACACCAACCAACATCAAGACCACAGCACAGGGTGCTAATGGATTGAACAAGGCAGCTCTATTGGAAGTGCACCAAGCGTTGAACGCTCTGGACGTGCCAACCAATGACAGGGTGCTTTTGATCTCTCCAGCGGCATTGACTGACCTATTAACTGACACCACTCTAGTGGCAGCAGCTGATGGACAGTTATCCAACATCGCTCTGGCCACAGGTTACATTCCTTCTATCTTTGGATTTAGGATTGTAGTCAGCAACTTGTTGACCGCTGATTCAGTAGTGAGAAAGTGTTATGCTTTCCAAAAAGAATCAATTGGTTTAGCGCTTGCGCAAGACATCACGACTAGGATCGACTACGTGCCACAAAAGGCAAGTACAATCGTTCTGGGCACAATGTCCGGTGGATCTGTAGTGATCGACGAAGACGGTGTGGTAGAAATACAAGTTACTGAGTAATCGGTAATCACACGAGAGGCAGGCCTTCGCAAGGGGGCCTGTCTTTTTTTTTATGTATAAATAAACGAAAGGAATCCAATGACCGTAGAAACACAAGTAAGCATAGCAAACAAGGCCCTTACCAAATGCGGTGCTACCACAATCGCATCATTCACAGAAGGCACACACGAGGCCAATGTGTGCAGCACCATGTATGAAACTGTAAAAAAAGGTCTGATGTATTACACATTTTGGAACTTTGCCGGCAAAAAACAGATATTAAATTTATTGGCAGAAACACCCACGGATGCCAGTTACACCAAGGCACATTCATTACCGGGAGACATCATAAGGATCAAGGGAGTGTTTGATGAAAATGGTATTGGTGTGATTGATTACAACGTGGAAGGACAAAAGATCTATTCCAATACTGATCCCCTATATTTAGAATATGTGGAAGACACGGACGAGCAATATTTTCCAGTGTTCTTCACAGAAGCATTGGTATCAAAATTGGCCTATGAGATCAATGAGGCCATCACGGGCATTGGTACTCTCACAGATAGATTATCAAATGATTTTCAATTTAAATTAAGGGCCGCAAGGATTGCGGATGGTCAAGAACAGCCACCTACCAACATCATGCCTATGGGCAGATTGATAGAAGCTCATCTTGGCACGGATCCGTTATCTTCAGGTACATTGCGACACAGTAACTAATGGCCACAAGGAAGTTTACACAAAATAACTTCACCCAAGGACAGGTAGGACCATACTTGTTTGGTAGAGGTGAAACACCCATCTACAAGGCCGGACTAGAAACCTGCGAAAATTTTATCTGCCTGCCACAGGGAGGCATAGCCAAGAGGAAGGGTTTTAAATTCATATCGGCCAATCCAGATTCATCCACCATACCAGATGGCAGCACTGCATTGACCACTGTGGGATTCCACGACAAGAGCAGGATCATACCTTTCCAGTTTTCAGATGCACAGGAGTATGTGATCATATTAGAACCCAAGGACACCGTTGCGGCCACAGAAGCCAAGATGCACATCTTCTACAATGATGTGAGGATTGCCGTGATCACAAACGGATCCGGTGGCAACGAGTTCCCGATCACTACCAGCATGATTGAGGACGTGCGATTCACGCAGAGCTTTGACGTCATGATATTTGTGCATCCAGACATGCGACCAGTCACATTGATCAGGGGCAGCGCTACCACTGACTGGACAGCGGGATATCTAGAGTTTAATCATTACCCCATGGCCAATTTTGATTTTGATGCAACACTAGAACCCTCGTCTAAAACTTCTTCATGTAATTTAACTTTGGCTGGTGGCACATACCGCTGGATCGACCAACCTTTTCCAAATGGGCACGTGGGTATGTATGTCAACATCAATGGTGGACAAGTGAAAATCAACAGCATCACTAGTGATACAGTGGCAGCAGGCACCGTTGTTTATGAATTAGTGGACCTTGCCATTGCAGAGGGGCATGAATGGGAGATCACCGCATTCAGCAACTTGGCCGCGACATTGGGTGGGGGATTTCCTCGCACCGTGTCATTCCATCAGAACAGATTGATATTTGGTGGCAGCAGGGACAAACCACAGACCATATTTGGATCACAGTCGGGAGATTTTTTTAATTTTGATTCCTACACAAGAATAGTTACAGATACCACAGTGGGTGGTGTCACCACGACCAACATCACGGGAGAGGTCACCGATGATGCTGCACTGCAATTTACCGTCGCATCCAACAAGGTAAATTTGATACGTCACTTGGTCAGCCA